AAATAGAAAGGATGATCTATATAAACCATATAATTATAAGATTATATTAGGTAACAAGGGAACAGATGAGCCAACAGGATTAATAATTTTTGAAAGTAATATAATAACTATAATTTATGATAAAAATGAAAAATTTAAAATATCAGATCCTAACGCCCCCCCTAAGATTCCTTTTTTATTTCGATTTTCTCCCAAAAAAGAAAACACACCATATCTTCCCTTTTATATTGAACCTTCTAATGGTGATTCGTTCTCTTATTCTAGTAGAATTAATGAAAAAAATGAAATAATCCAACAAGTACCCAAAATAGAAATCGTTAACGATGAAGCTTTTTCCTATTATGTTCCTAATAATTATGTATTTGAAGAAGAGGAGGTTCCTAGTGCTGAAACTGAAAAATTTAAAGTAGACTTTCCATATGAAGTTCAAGAGTATGAATTTGATATTCCTTCACGATTTCGTGTTCAGTTAGGAACTATAATTAGGCAACTAATAAGGAGAATAAAAGATTTTGTTACTAATGCAATAACTAGAATTATATTAGAAAAATTAGGAGTAAAACCTCAAGTCTTAACTTTTCTTATAAAACGAGATTTTTCAAATCCTGCTACATTGCAATTAATAAGATCTTTAGGAATCCCTTTAGCTATTGATCCTCAAATATTACAAGATTTTTTTAAAGGCAAAATAAAATTAAAAGATTTACCCCCCTCAGAAAGAAAAAGAATTTTGTTAATGTTGCTTCCTCTTTTACCTCCTATTTGTCCTCCCCAACCTATTTTAAGACAAATAATTATTACTAGAAATAATATTTTATCTGCCTTAGAAACAATAAATTCTTATATACAAAGCATATCCTTTACTATAGTAGCTATTTCTGCTGGATTAAGATTGACTAAACGAACAATATTAACTATAAGGGTTATTAAAAAAACCATTTTATTGACTGCTAAAGCACTATCAAAGGTTACGCCTCCTATAAGACTACCAGCTCCACTTCAAAGTACTTTAAATGACCTTACAGAACTAGCAGATAAACTTAGATTTGCTCCTACTGGTACTCCTAGATTAGATAAGTTAGAAGAGCTTATTAAATCTGTAGAACCTCCTTTAACCTTAGCTAGTTCTGTTATAGGACAAGCTGTAATTTTACTTAATTTTTTAGATTTTTTATTGATAAAATGTTCTTTAGAAAACGGAATAGAAGAAAACGGAATAGAAGAAAATATAACCCCTATATCTGAAGAATTAATACAAGCAGCTAATAGACAACAAGTTGCTTCTGAAACGTTAAATGGGGCTTTATATAATGGATTTATAATAAAAATTGAAGAAGTGCCATTTAGTCCTACTGTTATCCGTAGAAAAGCAGTTGGAATTAATCAAAGCGGGATCAAACTTATAGAAACACCTTTATCATTTACTACTAATCCTCAATTTTTAATTGATGAACTTAAATTTATTATTGACAGAGACGATTTAAAAGCTTACTAATTTAATATTTATAATCATGAAAACCCAAGACTTTAAAAAAATCATCAAAGAAGCTGTAAAAGAAGCTATCCAAGAAGAACTTAAGGATATCCTTCTTGAAGCAGTCCGTTCTCCAAAGACAATCGTAAACGAATCTAGAGACACATACGCACAACCCCACATTGAAAAACCGCGCCAATTAACCCCCCAAGAACGTAGAAATATGTTTTCTGGGATGTTAGAAGAAATGCAACAAGGTGGGGTAGCTACATCAGCATATGCTGGGCAATTTCAACCTAAATCTACAGATACTGTAAACGGAGCATTACCTGATGGAAGTGTTGGTTTAGATCAAATAATGAACTTAATGAATAAATAATGGCATTCGGAGCAAAAAGGATATTCCCTATAGATACTAAACCCGGAACAGGGGTTGGGGTGGCTATTCCTTTTAATGCTCCCGGAGTGTTTAGGACAACTTATACTACAAAAGATGCTGTTAGAAATAATCTAATAAATTATTTTTTAACAAATAAAACCGAAAGATACTTAAACCCGAATTTCGGTGCCAATTTAAGAGCTTTTATTTTTGAACAACTTACAAGTGGAAATTTAGATTTCCTAAAACAAGATATCCAAGCACAATTAACCGCGTTTTTCCCTAATGTACTCGTTCAAAAATTAGAAGTAACCGGAAACCCGGACACATATGAAGCTAACGTTATATTAACGTATAACGTTGTAGATACAGGTATAAATGATGAAGTATCAATAACATTTACATAATGGCACAAAGAAAAAACATACAATATATAAACCGAGATTTTGGTGAATTTAGAGCTAGTTTAATAGACTATGCTAAAACCTATTTTCCTACAACCTACAACGACTTTACTCCAGCATCACCCGGTATGATGTTTATGGAGATGGCGGCTTATGTAGGCGATGTTTTATCTTTTTATCTTGACAATCAAATCCAAGAAACATTTCTACAATATGCTCGCCAACCAAATAATCTATATGAATTAGCATATATGTTTGGGTATAAACCAAATGTAACTCAAGTTGCAACAGTAGACCTAGATTTTTACCAACAAGTTCCTGCCATACTATCAGAATCAACTTATATTCCAGACTATAATTATTCTTTATTTATTGGAGGAAATTCTACAGTTTCATCTCCTGCGTTTCCTAATACATTTTTTATTATAGAAGACCCTATAGACTTTTCAGTATCCAGTTCAGGAGACCCTACAGAAACTATTATATATAGTGTTAATAATTCTAATAATCCTACTTTTTATCTTTTAAAGAAAGTTAGAAAAGCCACTTCAGGAACTATAAATACTATTCAATTTTCCTTTGGAGCTCCTCAACAATTTTCTACTGTTAATATAAATGCAGATAGAATTATAGGAGTTCTAGATATATTTGATACTGATAGTAATGAATGGTATGAAGTAGATTATTTGGCCCAAGAAACTATATTTAACAGTATTAAAAATACCAATATAAATGATCCCAATTTATCTCAATACTCAGGAGATACTCCTTATCTTTTAAAATTAGAACAAGTTCAAAGAAGATTTGTTACAAGAGTTATAAATACAGGATCATTACAAATACAATTTGGAGCAGGTAGCGCAACAGACACAGATGAAGAAATTACCCCAAACCCAGACAATGTAGGTATAGGATTACCATTTGAAAAAGATAAACTCACAGCAGCTTATTCTCCTTCAAATTTCTTATTTACAAAAACATATGGTATCGCTCCGTCTCAAACAACATTAACTGTTAGATACTTAACAGGAGGAGGAGTAGAATCAAATATCCCCGCAAATAATTTAACTAGCCTATCAGGAAATATACAATTTTTAAATAATAATTTAGATGTAAACGCAGCTAATATTGTTAGAGAATCATTAGTTGTCAATAATTCTTTGGCAGCAGATGGTGGGGGAGATGGGGATACAATAGAAGAAATTCGTCAAAATGCATCTGCAAATTTTGCAACACAACTTCGTAATGTAACACAAGATGATTATTTAGTAAGAGCATTATCTATGCCTGCTAAATTTGGAGTAGTATCAAAAGCATACATCGAACCTACAAAAGCACAAGCTGTATCATCAGGAGAATCTTTAGGGGTCTTAGATTTGTATGTTTTATCTTATGACATAGATAAAAAACTTACAATAGCTTCTCCTGCTTTAAAACAAAATATAACTACTTATTTATCCCAATATAGAATGGTAAATGATTCTGTAAATATAAAAGATGCTTTTATTGTTAATATCGGAGTAAATTTTGATATTATAGTATTACCTAATTATAATTCAAATGAAGTATTAACTAAATGTATATTATCACTACAAGATTATTTTGCAATAGATAAATGGCAAATTAATCAGCCTATAGTTTTTAGAGATATATATGCTTTATTAGATAGGATTGAAGGTGTACAAACCGTAAAAATTGTGAAATCACAAATAAAGTAGGTGTAAATTTAGGATATAGTCAATATTCATACGATACTAAGGGAGCAACAAATGGTAATGTAGTTTATCCTTCACTTGATCCTATGATATTTGAAGTAAAATATCCTAATACAGATATTCAAGGTAGAATAGTATCCTTTTAATTAAATAAAATGGCAGTATATAAAATATTCCCCTCTCAAGACGCTACAATATATTCAGCTTATCCTGCTATGAACACAGGATTAGATGAAATCCTAGAAGCATCTACTAATTTTAAAATAGGAGTTACAGAAACAAATGGAGAATATCCTCAAGCTTCTCGTTTTTTAGTTCAATTTGATTCTGATGAAATTACTTATGTAAGTGCCTCTTTAATAGGAACAGCAAGTTGGACCGCTAATCTTAAGCTTTTTGTAGCTAATAATATTGGACTATCTAATACTACAACAGTAGCAGTTAATGCTATTTCTCAGTCTTGGAACATGGGAACAGGGCGTTATCTAAACGACCCTGAAACTCAAAATGGTGTATCTTGGGTTTGGAGATCCTATTCGGGAAGCAATGCTTGGTTGACTAGTGGGTTTGGAGCTGGCTCTACAGGGTCATATAATTTAACTACTAATCCTAGCTCTTCAGGGGGTGGGGTTTGGTGGACAGGATCTCAAGCGTCTCAATCATTTTCGTATTATTCAGATCTAGATTTAAGTTTTAATGTTAAATCTATAGTAGAATATTGGACAGGAAGTGTTTGGCCAAATTATGGTTTTATAGTTAGACAAATAGAATCTCAAGAATTTGTAAATAGCATATACGAACAAACCACATTAAAATATTTTTCTAGAGATACTCACACTATATATCCTCCATGTTTAGAATTTAAATGGGATGATTCAGTATACAATACAGGTAGTTTAACAGTACTAAATACTAATCCAGCTACAGTTTTATTAGCTCAAAATCCTGGAGTGTTTTATGATCAAAGTATTAATATTTTTCGTGTAAATTCAAGACCTACTTATCCTCCTGAAGTATGGCAAACATCTTCTATTTATATAACTAACTATGCTTTACCAGCAGAATCATATTATGCGATAAAAGACTTGGATACTAACGAAATGGTTGTAGATTTCGACACAACATATACTAAATTAAGCTGTGATACATCAGGAAGTTATTTTAAATTATATATGAATGGATTAGAGCCTGAAAGATATTATACTGTTTTAATTCAAACTACAATTCAAGGATCAACAATGGTATTTAATGATAATTATAGCTTTAAAGTTGTTAATGGATAATGGCAAAAGAAAAAATAAACCTCACTAAAACTGTATATGATAAAAATCAATATAGCAGGGTAATTAATACAAAATTTACTCAATTAGCTTTTGTTCCTAGCGCAGCAGCTATAGCTACTACTACTCCTTCTATTAATACTCAAATTAATCAATTTTTTAGTCAATACCAAAAATTATTTTTTGATATACCTAAACTTGGACAAATAAATTCTCATGAATATCTTATACAAACTAGTAAAGAATATATTGGAGGAGATATAGATAATTCTTTAATAATATCTTTAACTAATGAAATAGATCAATTAAGAGAACAAAATAGTCTACTTCAAGAACAACTTTTAGAAATTTCTAATATGCAATTACAAAATAATCTTCCTGATACAATATCTTCTGGGGTAAGTAATATTGGCGGAACTTCATCACCAACTAGTAATGTCGGATCTTATTAATATACAAAGCATTGATCCTATTACATTTAAGTTACAAACATACTCTTCAAAGGAT